CTGGTGACATGCGCGCCCCGCTGGAGACGCATATCCAGTGGAATACCTCTCTCATCAAGGATGTAAGCGACCAGGCCCGCCAGAGGATCGGAAACGCTGTGTTCGACGGATTGCGCAATCGCACCCCGGCACGTGAGGTGGCGAAGACGATCCGCGAGGCAGTTGGCATGGGGAGGGACAGATCGCTCCGAATCGCAGCCGATCAGTCGAACAAGCTGACTTCCGCGCTGGCGGATGAGCGCAGGCGGGAAGCGGGTATCACAGCGTGGGAATGGGTATGGAGTAGAAAGCTCCATGGGCGGGAAGTGCATATCGCCCGCGACGGCAATTACTATTCCGACGATCCCGCTGACGTCGGCTACGAACTGAACGGCAAGAACCTATTGGCGCCGCCGGAGGATCGACCCGGCCAACTTCCGTACTGTGGCTGTAGGTCAAGGTCCGTGATCGACCTAAGCGACTAGCCAAGACTCGGAAGAAATGCTGTGAAAAGCAGGCTGGAACGGGACGGCAATCCCACTCCAGCCCTGACCAAACGCAAAGGATCTGCGCATGGCTAAACGAGCCGATATCACGCCAGAATTGTGCCGCCAACTGCTTCGCTACCTAGTTTGGCAGATGCCATCAAGGCGCGACGCGACGCCGATGCCAAGTACGGGTTTTCTCTGCGACACGGCACATAGGCCCTAACCAACAACGGTAAACCGCTATCCACGCACGCAATATCGTGCGGGCATGGTGCAACTTCGCGATACCATTGACGCCGCTTCGACTGCCCGCATTTGCGCGGACGGATCACTTGTCGCGGAAGTGTATGCGGCGCGAACTGGCATTCAGGACTATTTGGGTCGCGAAGTAGACCCGGAAAACAAGCACGGCTTGCGCGACAAGGCAATCGCCAAGGTCTATCGCCCCGAAAGCGAAGTGTTCAAGGCTGACAGCCTCGCCACCTATTCCGGCGCTCCCGTTACCGTCGATCACCCTTCGGAAGCCGTCACCGCCGACAACTGGCGCAGTCATGGCGTCGGCGAAATTCATGGCGATGTCGTCCGCGATGGTCAGCGCGTCCGCGTGCCGATTATCGTCCGCGATGCCTCTGCGGTCCAGGCTGCCACCACGACGCACAAGCAGCTTTCGATGGGCTATGCGACCGAACTGGTCTTCCCCGCCGATGGTAAACATCCGGACGGAACGGCGTGCGATGCATACCAGACCGATCTAAAAATCAACCACATCGCATTTGTTCGGGCCGCACGGGGCGGGCCGGAACTTCGTATCGTTGATGAGCGCCCCGCCTCCACGGAGAAACCGAAGATGAAGATCACGATTGGCGACGCCAAGGACGTTGACCTGAGCGACGGCGCGGCTGTTGCCCTCGCGGTCGGCGCCCTCAACACCTCCCTCGCGGATGCCCAGGCCAAGGCCAAGGCAGCCGAAGACAAGACCGTCGCCGATGCTGCGACGATCGTGGCGAAGGACGCGGAAATCGCGGACCTGAAAGCCAAACTGGCCGATGCCGAGATCACCCCGGCCAAGCTCGCTGATGCTGCCAAGGCTTATGCGGACGTGCAGGCCAAAGCCAAGGCGCTCGGCGTGACCTACGCCGCCGATGCCGACACCGCCGCGATCAAGAAGGCGGTCGTGGACGCGAAGATGGGCGAGAAGGCCAAGGCTTACACCGCCGATCACATCAATATCGCGTTCGACTCGCTGACTGCCGGCGTGAAGGTCGCTGATCAGCAGACCGGGGTGCAGCCGATCGGTGCGCCGTCGAACATGAACGATACCGACAAGCTCGTCGCCGATGCACGCGCGAAGATGCTGAAGGACCTCACCAACCCCGCCGCTGCGGCTGCCTGAAGGGAGACACTGAAATGGCGACGTATCAGACCGACTATTCGGTCACTCCCGCAAAGGGCCTCCCGGGCCAGATTGCGAACGAGGAAAAGTGCAACAAGGTCAGCCGCACGGTCGAATCGTCGGCCGGCATCGAGTTCGGCCAGCCTGCATTTCGCGGCTCTGGCGATCACGGTGTTGTCGTCGGCGGCACGTTCGCCGCGACTGGCGCGGGTAGCGAGTCCGCAGGCAATGTCGGCACCGGCACCATCACCGATGCCCCTACCATCACGGCGGGCGCCAAGCAGGGCCGCTATCAGGCTGTGCTTATCGCCACCTCGGCAACCGCGCCGTACATCGTGTACGATCCCGATGGTGTCGTGGTTGGCGACGGCGTGGTTGCCACGGCGAACACCACCATCCCCGGCATCACCTCGTTCACGATCTCGAACGCTGGCACCATGACCGCTGGCGACACGTTCTACATCGATGTGACCTATACCGCGAACGCCGATTTCGTTGGCCTGGCGGTTCTGACCGGCGCTGTTCCGCCCGTCGCTTCGGGCTCGTCGCTGGTCGATGGCTACCCGCAGTACTTCACGGGGGCATTCATGACCATGGGCCAGATGTACGTCACTGCCGGCGCATCAGTCGTGGATGGCGGCGATGTTTACTGGAACCCGGCGACCAAGCGCTACACCAGCACCACCACGCATATCCGCATCCCGGGTGCGAAGTTCGATACCAGCGGCGGCAACGGCGATATCGTCGAAGTCTCGCTGAAGCTGCGTTGATAGGGGGACTCAGGAAATGAACATGTATACCCAGGTCTTCGCCGATGCGCAGGCGGCATTCCCCTTCGTCATCGCGCAGGGGCGCAATGTCGAGACGCGCATCTACGAGAAGCGCTACCCGACGTACAATTACTCGCAGGTTATCCCGGTCGTGACCGAGGGCAATCAGTGGGCGATCGGCACGACTTTCTTCACCGTCGATAGCGCTGGCGAGGCAAAGTTCATCTCGGGCGCCGGAACGGACATGCCGTTCAACAAGACCACGCGCGATCAGGCGAGCCATGACTTTGCCATGATCGGCTCGGGCTGGGAATGGAACTTGGAGGAAGTCAATCAGGCTGCCCTCTACGGCATCAATCTTTCGGCAACCGATGCCATGTCGGCATCCGACAAGATCGAGCGCCTGCTGAACAGCATCGCGTTCACCGGCCACACCGAAAAGAACTGGACCGGCTTCGCGAACAGTGGCGACGTGCCCCGCGCCGATGTGGACACGCCCGGTACCTTCTGGCCTGCGAAGACGGCCGACCAGATTCTTGCCGATGTGAACGAGGTGATCGGCCGCGTTCGCACGCAGACCAACGAAATCGAATGGGCCGACAGTGTCGCCCTGCCGCCTGCTGCTTTCCGTGTCGCCGCAACCAAGAAGAACGGCACGGGTGACAACGCCATCACCGTTCTGGAATATCTGCGCAAGAACAACATCTACACGGCGGAAACCGGCCAGCCTCTCAACATCTATCCGGTGCGCGAACTGGCAACTGCATCCAACGATGGTGGCGGGCGACTGGTTGCATATCGCCGCGATCCGGAGGTTGTTCGCTTCCACCTCCCGATGCCGCGCACGGTGCTTCAGCCGCGCCAGAAGTCGATCATGGGTTGGGAGCAGGGCATTATCGCGCGCACGGGCGGCACCGAATGGCGCCTCCCCAAGGCTGCTGCCTACGCCGACGAAGTGACCGCGCCGCCGTCCTGATAGCGCCACGAGAACAAGAGGCTCAGAGGGCCGGGCCTCGCATGGGGTCCGGCCTTTTCTTTTCGGAGAAGCGATATGAAGGCGAAGGTCACGAACAATTCCAAGGCGATTCAGGGCATTTGGGCCGATGATGGCATTGTGCATATCGAGCCCGGCCACAGTCGGACTGTGACCATCAAGGAGGGGCATGAAGAGGCAACTTGCCGTCTCGCATTCTTGCATGTCGCGCCGATCGGTGAACAGCAGGCCGTGGCGGTGGATTTCGACACGCTTGACGACGACGAACTCCGCGCCATGGTCGAAGAGAAGACCGGCAGGAAACCGCACCACAAGACCGGCCGGGCAAAGCTGATCGAGGCGCTGGCGTGACCTACACCCGCCTTCCCCTCGCTGACTTCCAGGCGATCTATCCGGCATTCTCCACCTTGACCGAGACGCCATATGCCGCTTGGGCGACCAAAGCGGAGGCGCGTGTAGGCGAGCGCTTCGGAGACGAGCGGCAGGACGCAACGGAGCTTCTGACCGCTCATCTGTTGGCGATCAACGGCATCGGGCTTTCGGCGGGCTCTGCGGTGCTGGCAGCGACTGGGGCGACGTCGTTCCGTAGCGGAACGTTCCAAGCGACCATTTCGGAAACGGCGGTCGCAGCCAAGGTGAAAGGGGGTTACGCTGCAACCCCCTACGGCATCCAGTTCAAAGATATTCAGCGCAGGCTATTCAGCGGTCCGCTGCTGATCGGCTACGGAGATGACCTCCTGTGAGCCTTGCCGACGCCTTCGGAGAGATCGGGCTGGCCTTCTCGCAGACGTTTGACGGGCCTTTCTTCAGCGCGCGCACGATCGAACAAGTGGATCCAGTCTATGACGCTGGAGGGAGCATTGTCACGCCGGGCGGCGTCGGTTATCGCACATGTCAGGTCCAGATTGACAGCGCCACTCAGGCGATGCGGGAGGCCGAAGGATTCGTGGATACCATGATGCGCTTTATCGTCCTGG